ATGGGTGGACCTGCAAACGGTTATAAAACACTTATTACTAAATCTACAAAAGGCATCCCAATATCCTTCGTAGAGAAAGCAGACATGGTCAACGTAACAATGACCATTCAAGAGTTTCTGAGAAGATTCTTCGGATTGTATTACGAAGATGCAGAGGTTCTTGCTCGTATCCTTGGTTATGAAACTGAACTGACGGAAGACCAGATGGTTTACAGTTACGAAGAATTTATCCAAAGCCAGATTGACTCTGTTGAGATTATGAAATCACTTTTCAAAGCAGAAGATATGACTAAGGCTCTTTCAGAAGTAAGCGAAAAACAGTTCGACACACTTCTACAAGATCAGCTATTGATCGAAAAAGCCCTGTCTTCATCAACCGATGATAAAAACTTCCTAAACAAAACGAAAAACCCAAAGAGGACTTAACTAAAATGTCTGAAAAAACTACAGATATGATTCAAAAAGCTGACCTTGAATCACATATCGAAAAGGCAGTAGCTCCACTTAGAGTTGAGCTAACTAAGGCTAACGAAGCTATTGAAGCTTATAAAGCCAAAGAGAAAACGCAGGTAGCTGCAACTCGTAAAGCTGCTCTAAAGGATGCTGTTAAAGATGACGAGAAAGCTGAAGTGCTTTTCAAATCATTCGAAGACCTGTCCGATGAATCTTTTGTTTCTACTATTGAAACCCTAAAAGCTATGAATACTGCCACTGAAGCTAGTGAACTGTTTGTAGAAAAAGGCGCAGACGCTGAAGGCGAAGACGTTACTAGCGACCAAGGCAAGGCCACTCGTGCTTTTCTTGAAAGCCAGTACCCTACTAAAAATAATTAATCCTTAAATAATACGTATTATTGGAGAAACAAAATATGACTCTCATTGCAACAGAAAACCTACGTCTAAGCAACATGCTGAAACGTGAACTATGGTCTGAACAAGGCTATTGCCGTCTTGCCGTAACGGTCAACGAAGCTACTGAAATTGACTATAAAATTGGCCAAGTACTTGGTAAAGTCACTACTGACGGTAAATACGTCGAGTATGACGGAATCCGCAGGTGACGGATCTGGAGTAGCTGCTGCTATCGTTCTACAAGATATTAGCATCCCTGCATCTACAGACACAGTTGTACTTGCTCTTGTCAAAGGACCAGCTATTGTTTCTGACGGTGGGCTTGTGTTCAAGACAGGTGTTGATGAAGCTGCTGCTAAAACAAACCTTGAAGCCCTTGGCATCAACGTAGACACACAACTTTAATTAGATACTTTAGGAGTATTACATAATGGCTACAGTCCGTAGTTTTGACAAACCGTTTGAGTTAGTCGATTATACCGAAGAACTTCTTATTATCCCAAACACTTGGGGTCTTTTGAACGAACTTGGCGTTTTCGAAGCAGACGGTGTTGCACAGCACACTATCACAGTTGAGAAAATTGACCAGTCTCTGGCACTTCTTACTGACCGTGTTCGTGGTGAACGCAACAACATGAACAAAGATTACACTAGAGAGCTTCACAGCTTTGCGATTCCTCACTTCCCACTTGATGACTATATCAAGCCAGAAGATGTGCAGGGTAAACGTGCCTACGGTTCAGCAAGTGCTGAAGAACAGCTTGGTATGGTTCGTGGACGTAAGCTAGAAACAATTCGTCGTAATCACTCAGTTACCCTTGAAGCTGCTCGTATGCAAGCTATCACTGCTGGTACTATTTACGCACCTAACAACACAGTTTCTGTTGACTGGTATGCCTCTTTCGGTATTACACGTAAAGAAGTTGACTTTGTACTTGGTACTGGTACTACTGACGTTATCGCAAAAGGCGAAGAAATCATTGCTGATATCCAAGACAATGTACTGAATGGCGACATCGTCACAGGTATTGTTGCTCTTTGTTCACCTGAGTTCTTCAGCAAGCTGATCGCACAGGCTGGTGTAAAAGAAGCTTACAAGTATTACGCTTCAACACAAGACCCTTCTCGTCAGCGTCTTGGTAGTGGTCTTTACCGTGAGTTCGATCATGGTGGCATCCGTTACATCGAATACCGTGGCAAGTACAATGGTACAGCACTTATTCCTGCGAATGATGCTTACTTCCTGCCTCTTGGTGTTAACGATATGTTCAAGACTTACTTCTCACCTGCTAACAAATTTAGTTTTGTTAACACAAATGGTGAAGAAGCCTATGTATTTGAATATCCGGGCGACCGTGATGAAGAAATCGTTCTTCAGTCAGAGTCTAACTTTATCAACATGCTGCGTAGACCGCAAGTTGTTGTTAGAGGTTACACTTCTAACTAAGAAGCTACTTAACAAAGGGGGGGGGGTTCGCCCTCTCTCTTGTTATTATTGTAAAGGGTATTTTATAAAGTATCTTTTACAATAACCTAGATTACATAAAATTACTTGCAACCCCAAAGGTTCTGGTCTGAAGTGGAGAAATAATTATGGCGTTTACAGGAGATCCGGTAAACAATCCTACAGATAGGGTCAGACTAGTCACAGGTGATACTGATCCTGTGTATGAGTTTCTTGATGATATTACATATTCTTATGTACTGGATAAACACAATAATAACGAAAGACAAGCTGCAATAGAAGCTTCTAGGTATATCTTAGCAAACATCACAAGGTACACCAGAGAGCGCACAGGCGACATAGAAGTGTACGGCAATGAGTTCTTCAAGAACTACAAAGCCTACCTCCTAGAGCTTGTGAACAACCCCAACTTCAGCGGTATCCTCCCAATGCCATATGCTGGGGGTATCTCTAAAGCAGATATGCTCAAGAACGATCTGAACACCGATAACGCCCGCCCAACAGTATACCTAGGTTTCAACACAGACGCACACGTTTATGAGGAAATAAAGTATGATGGGCCGTTTGAAATCTAACACAAAAGAGTGGGATAAGCTTAAAAGAAGACTACGTAGTTTTGATCAGAGAAGTATTGAAGTTGGCTTTTTTAGTGACAAAAAGTATGGACCTGATAACGGAAATCTACAAGTCGCTGAAGTCGCTATGATGAACGATTACGGAACTAGTAAGGTTCCATCAAGACCTTTTATGACTGTCGATTTTGTAAGCTACGCAGAAAAAACCTTCCCAACTAAAGCTAGACAACTCTTTATGTTGTTAGTACTAAACCCTAAGAGTCCATTCATAAAAAATATGAACGAGCTGGGTGAAGAGTTTTCTTCTACATTACAGGAAATAATTCTAGACTACCCCGGAAGAAACAGTCAATGGTGGGCCGATATTAAAGGATTTAACGATCCTCTTTATCATACTGGTGTTATGGTTGAATCTGTTTCTCATAGATTGAAAAGAGGCACCTAATGTTTACAAGTAGATTTATCGGGTTTCAGTCAACAGGAAATGTACCTTTAGTTTTAAAAAGACCAAACGCAACTGGTGGTAGTTATATTGATGGTGTGTGGACTGAAACAGCTTCCACGAGTGTTGAAATAACTGTCAACATACAGCCTGCTGGATATAAAGAGACAATGCTTCTTGAGTATGCAGACAGGTCTAAAAAGAAAGTTAAGGTCTATTCGTCTTCACCCATATTTAGTGAAGAAGAGAGTGAGAACGGTGCTGATGAGTTTGAATGGGAAGGTGACACCTACCGTGTAATGAAAGTTTTAAACTACACTATGGGCATCCTAAACCACTACAAAGCAATCGGTATTATGAAGGAGAAGATAAATGAACCTTTATGATTCAGTTCGACAATCTATTTATAATTCTTCTAAAAACCTACTACCTAACAACGAATTGATATACTCTCACCAGAGTGGTCATGAGCCAAGAGGTTCTTACTGTTCTATTAACATCATCCGAACAAATAAAATCGGCATGGAGTATGACAGTACTTACGCTTCCGAGACGGATATAAGGTCAGTGAGTGTCTACGAAGTCACTACGAGGTTTATGTTCGTTGGGGAGGATGCGGGAAACTTAGCTTATGAGTTTGAAACTGTAGCTGACAATCCTGCGTCTAGGTTTTATTTTGGTACAGAAAATCTCGCTATTATGAGAAAGGGTGAGATCAGGAGAGTACCTGAAAAAAGGGATACAGATTGGATAGCTAACTTTATCCTTGATGTAATTTTCTCATACGCTGTAGAAACTACACAACCGATTGAAACAATCGAGTACGTTTCTTGGGCACCCACTATAAATTAATAACTTTAGCTAAGGAGTTAAACAATGACTGTCCTAACAGACATTATTGACATTCAAATCTCTAGGGAAACATCTGCTGTGTCTAGAGCAGCATTTAATATCCCTATGTTTCTTGCGACACACAGTAATTTTACTGATAGAGCAAGATCATACAGTAACATCGCACAATTATCTGAGGATTTTTCATCAGAGAGTAATGTGTATACTGCTGCAAGTAAACTATTTGGTCAACAAATCAGCCCACAATCTATTGTTGTTGGTAAACGATACGCAGAAAGTGTAGAAGTTACTCTTGACGATGCAACGGGTTCAGTTACAGTTAACTACGACGGAGAAGAAGTAGTTACAGATATCTCTGGTGCTGCAAACGCAACCGCTGCTGTAGCTTTGATTGAAACAGACTTCACTTCTGCCAGTGTAAGTACTATTGACTTCACAGACAATGCAGACGGTACTTTTACTATTGCTCCTAATGTTGCTGGTACTCAGTACAGCTTCTCTACTTCTTCACAGTTCACGTCAACTTTTGTTTCAACAGAAACTTGGGTAGATGCCCTTGATAACGTAAGTGATAGTAACAATGAGTGGTACGCAATGGCTGCTGAAACTCACGTTCTTGCTGATGTTCTTGCACTAGCTGGAGCTATGGAAGCCCGTTCACAAATCTTTGGAACATCTTCTAGCTCTACTGATATTCTTGACAGCACAGAACTAGAAGACATTGCAAGCCAACTGTATGACCTGAGCTATCAAAGAACGTTTGTTCTATACTCAGCAACGGCTGATACAGAATA